CTGATGCTAACAAACTCTATAAAGAAAAAGCATTAGAACTTATGGGGGCTGAAGACAAAGCAGAACCATTAAGACCTAGCTATGCCGAAGGAGGATCAGTTGGGCCTACTGTAAAAAACGTATCCAATGTAGCTGAAGAACCTCAAGAACGAATTAATCCTTATACAGGAGAACCTTATGATGTAACCGCAGGTTCTTTTAATATGGATGTAGAAGATAGAAATAATCGTGAAGATCCTTTAAGAAGATTAGGATTTTCTAACGGAGGTAAAGCAGATCCTTCTATGTTGCGTGTTGATGGTTCTGAAAAATCTCCAAGAGGATTTCTTGGGCCGATAAAGAATAATGTTACAGGCGGCATTATGACTGAAGTTTCAGTTGATTTAGATATAGGAGGACAAAGGATACAAGTTCCTACTTTAGTTCCTACATTAACTAAAAAAGAAATTGAAATACTTTCTAATATGAAATTAGAGGGTAATGCTAAAAATATTCCTCGATCCATTATAGATAAAGCAGCAGCTCATGCAAAAGAAAGAATAGCTCAAAATAAAAATCCTTTTTATGTAGATGGAGAAGAACAAAGACTTAATAAAGTTGTAGGAGGAGCAGCAAGAGTAGGGAATATAGTAAGAGGTGTAGTCCAAAGTCCTTTAAAAAATCTTTTAGAAACAAGATCAGAAGCTTATCCTAACTATAAAAATTTAGTTGCAGCCGAATCAGAAAAAGAACTTACTAGATTAGCACAATCTCCTGTAGGTATTCCTAGAGTAGTTGAAGAAGTATTAAGAAAGAAAACACCTCAACGATTAAGAGAAGTTCTTGAAACAGAATTTAGTCCAACAGAGAAATTAGCTTTAGAAAAAATATTAAAAAAAGTTCCTATGGTAGGGCCAGGAAAAGTAAAAACAATGTCTAAAGAAGAACATACTAAGTATTCTTTAGTTAAACGTCCTATTTATAGAGGAAGCAGCACTGGTTTAAATACTTCTTTTGATTTTAGATTTTCTAATCCTTTAGAAATTGGGCCTCACTTTGGATCATCTATTCAGGCTCAACATATTATTAATCATGATTCAGTACAAAAAGCTAAATATCTAAAAATGATTGGAAAAAATGACTACATTACTCCTAATTCATTGGCTGCAGATAAACAAGATAAAAAAGGAAAATTTGCATATGTAGTAGAAAGCTATGATGAACCTGTCTCTATGACCAAAGGATATATAGACATAAGAAGTCCTTTAATTTTTGATCAAGAAATAGCAACTGCTTTTGATGATATGCGACCTCAGTGGTCAGCAATAAATGTATTTAAAGATCCTGAAGCTTATGAAATTATTACTCAACAAGCTATGAGTAAAGTAGGATCTAATAATAAATCAAATATAAAAATAGGCGATTTAGTTAACGGATTAAATGGATTTAATGAAAAGATTGATCAATTTTATAGATACTTTGAAAAAGCAGTTAAGGCTAATCGCTCAAAAATAGGGAAAGTATTTAATGTTGAAATACATGAAGCTAATTTAAATTTAGAATTTACTAAAATGTTAAAACAGCTTGGTTTTGATTCCATTAAATATAGGAACCAAGTAGAAACACTTGCTAAAGATAGAACTAAAAAAGGAGTTATAACAGAAAAAGAAGAGTCCTTTATTCTATTTGAACCAGAGCAATATGCTATTGCTTATGGAGAAAAGGAAGTATGAAAGAAGCCTCTAAAGAAAATATATTTGAACAACTAAAGATAGATGAAGGTATTAAATATGAATCTTATTTTTGTTCAGAAGGTGTTCCTACATTTGGTGTAGGGCATAAGATACTAGATTCAGATCCTGAATGTAATATGCCTATAGGTACTCCTGTAAGTGAAGATAGAGTGTGGGAAGTCTTTGAAGAAGATCTTGCTATAGCCATTAGTGAATGTGAAGTATTGTTTAGTCAAGATACTTGGGAATCTTTTCCTGATGAAGTACAAGAAATCTGCGTTAACATGATGTTTAATCTAGGAAGACCTAGATATAGTAAGTTCTTAAAACACATAGCTGCTTTACAAGATCACAACTGGTCTTTAGCAGGTGCTGAAGCTAGAGATAGTAGATGGCACTCACAAGTAGGAGATAGGGCTGAACGTCTTTGTCTAAGATTAGAAGCTCTATAATGTAGATGTTTGCAGAATTAGCTGCAATCACTAGCGCAATCAGCGCAATCAATCAGACTATTGCAACCTTTAAAGAAGGCAGAGCTAACGCTCAAGATGCTGCTGCACTTTTAGGAAAGTTTGGTACGACTGCTCAAAAGCTAGATGATTGGGAAAGAAAAAAGAAACTTAAACGTCCTTTAACCCCTAAAGAGGCGATGGATCTCTCTATTAAACGTAGAGAAATCAAGACGATAGAGACTAAAATTAAAGACCACCTCATGATGATGGGGATGTCAGATGTTTGGAAAGACGCTGAACGCATACGAAAACAGTCAGAAAGAGATCACCTTCAGTATCTAAAAGATATCCATAAAAAACGAAAAGAACGACAACAAAGAATGAAAGAAAGAGCTACTGTTGCTTTTATTATTTTTTCTTTAGGATTTATAGGATGGGCAAGTTGGTTTGTATACGAAGCTATTCAAGAAAGAAGATTAGATTCTGCTAAACAACGTCTAGAACAAGCTAAAGAAAGACAACGTAACCTTAGAAAATGCGGTAGATATAAATGCTAATGGTATTTTTATTAGTAGTAGTTGTAGAAGGAGAAGTTGTATCAGATAATGGGATGTTATTTAAGGATGTATACAGGTGCAATGTATTTGCAAGTGCAATAGAGCAGGGCAAGTGGAGTCCTAATGATAGACCTTACTATCGTCAAAAGAATGTTACAGCGTACTGTGTCCCTAAAAGAGTTTCTAAAAAACAATTCATCTATGAGTAGGAGTGGTTCTATGGGGAAAATTACTGCAGGGCTTGGTATAGCATTAGTTGTTTTATCAGGTTCATTTAAACTCTACTATGATAAGACTGAAGCAGAAAAGGAACAAATGGCTGCACAGTTAAGACAAGCTGCAGACAACCAACTACTATTAGAGAACAGTATTAAAGGTCTTAATGAGCAAGTATTACAGGCTGAAGAAGATAAGAAGATTGCATTCCAAAAGATTAATTTATTACAAGAACAAAACAGACAGTCTCTTGAAGAAGTTAATAACCTTAAAAGTAAATTTGATAAACACAATATGAATATGCTTAGTTTAAGAAAGCCTAAACTCATAGAAAATATTATTAACAAAGGAACTAAAGGGGTCTTGAATGACTTTGAAACTCTTACCACTCCTGTTAGTAGTAGCCAGTAGCGGCTGCAGCTTAATAGGTAACAAGCCATATACACCTGAAGTAAAGGCAGTAGAGGTAGTCACTATCACTAAACCTGCTGCTGTATATCACCCTCCATTGCCTAATAGAATTAATACCAGACCTGTAGAATGGAGAGTATTAACTCCTACTATTATGGATGAGTACCTTACAGACTTGAAAGAAGGCAACGCACCTACTAATGTATACTATGGTGTAAGCCCTGCAGGGTATGAGAATCTGTCTGTTAATATGGCAGAGATAAAAAGATACATTCGTCAGGTGCTTTCTATAGTTAATTACTATAAAGAATTAGATGAGGAAGAAGATGCCAGCAAAGAAGAAGAAGAGTAAGTCTACAGTCAATAAGGCAGGTAATTATACCAAGCCTACAATGCGTAAGAACTTATTCAATAGGATTAAAGCAGGTTCAAAAGGAGGCAAGCCTGGACAATGGAGTGCAAGAAAAGCTCAGTTATTGGCTTCTGAATATAAAAAGAAAGGAGGAGGATATAAATAATGCCTCTTAAAAAATCACAAAAGTCTTTAAAAAACTGGACTAAACAAAAGTGGCGTACTAAATCAGGTAAGCCTAGTGCTAAGACAGGAGAAAGGTATCTTCCTGAAAAAGCTATTAAAGCATTAAGCGATAAAGAGTATGCAGCCACTACCAGAAAGAAGAGAGCAGATACCAAGAAAGGTAAACAGCACTCTTCCCAACCTAAAAGAATAGCTAAGAAGACTAGATCCTACAGGAAAAAAGGATGAGAGAAGAATATAAAAAAGGCGGTAAGTCTAAGCGTGATCCTAGATTAGCTAGGGCAGGTGTTAGTGGGTATAACAAACCTAAAAGAACTCCCAAGCATAAAACTAAAAGTCATGTAGTTGTAGCTAAAGTAGGAGACAAGGTAAAGACCATACGCTTTGGACAACAAGGCGTAAGAGGAGCAGGTAAGAACCCTACGTCAGCTAAAGATAAAGCCAGGAAGAAATCTTACTATGCTAGGCACAATGCCCAAGATGCAAAGCCTTCTAAGCTTTCGGCTAGGTATTGGTCACATAAAGTAAAATGGTAGACTTACTATAGTTAATATGGTTATATGTTTATAACTTAGTAGGTTCTCTCTAATCTCTGAGTTTTTCATGATGATAGACCAAAAACTTTTAATCACCTTTAAGTTTTCAAGGAACATCTTTCCCCTCAGATGTGGTCACAAAGAGGGGATTTAATGACTACAATTCTTTATTTAATTTCTTTTAACACTTGGTATGTATTTGAAACCTTTAAAGGTGACTATCAAATAGATAAGTGCCAGGAATTAAGAACACATATCCAAACTAACTTTGATGTAGAAGCTACCTGCATATCAAGGTGGGATGGTATCTTATTGCAAGACAATAAAATTTATTGACTTAGTTTAGCTAGTAAGTATCCACTCAAAAACCCAAGACAGAATATAATTTCCATTAGTCTTTGTATGCTTCGTTCTTTTCAGTAGTAGGATCATCAGCAATAAACCTACCTTTATCATCTCTAGCTCTTTCTCTTCTAGCTTTAATCTCATCAATACCTTCAGAGACAGTATTTTTTACTTCTTTAACTATAGCAGGTTCAGTAAATATTTTTTTAAGCCAGTTAAATAACGACATATATTTCTCCTTTAAATTAATAAATGTGGTAGTTGATAAGATTGATGGTTAATGAACCTACTTTATAGGCCTGTTGCGCCATACTTCATCTTATCTTTTGCCTCGATGCTACCACTCACCGAACAAGGAGACCATCTAGCCATGTACGAACTAGATATCCCGCAACAGTTCTGTTATTCTTGAGACTAATAAAACCTCTGTCCTTCCTATTAATCTAACGCGGATTGCAAATAGGGCAGGGGTTTTATTTTAAGCCCACACATGAGTCTTTTTGCTTCCACTATATTTAATAGCATGTCCTTCTTTTATTAAAGTCTTACATATATTTTCTTTACTATCGTTCGTAAACATATCAGCTAGTAAACGTCCGTACTTATCTAGCTTGCCACCATTAAGTGATTCCACATAAATTAACTTGCCACACAATTCTTTCATTCTTTTCTTTGCAGCAAGTCCCAATACTTTTTCTGCTTTGTTACGAGTCCTAGACTCTGGTGTGTCTATGCCATTGGCTCTAATTCTAACCTTACGATAAACACCAAAAGATAAATCGAGTAATACATCTACAGTATCTCCATCAACAACACGATCTACTTCAGCTTTGTAAATATATTTTTGTTCTATCTTCATGGGAATCTACCTTCTTTTAACTTAGCTATTAATTTATTTTTAAACCACTGAGATTTATTGAGATCCTCCACACCATTCTTATTAGGATATCTCCATTCATATTTCATAATGCTGCCACGCAGATAGCCAATAAATTCTTCTGGAGTTAGCATAGCCTCAATAGCGTCTATACACTCAATAGTATTTGTTTTGTAATGACTAGGATTAATTTTATCATCTACTATTGAACCATTAAAAACTTCATGCGCCACTTTAGTCTCCTTCCACTCTTTAGGTTTACCTGCATTATAAGCTCTATCCCATGCTTCAGGCGGCTCATCATCTATGCTTATTTTAATATCTGTTTTAGGAAGATTATCCTGCCACCTACTCATTCCACCTCCAATATCCTTTCAGGATCTTCTTCTAGTTGTGATGTTTCATCTATCCATTCTTTAGGAATACTATGAGAACTAAACCATCTAAACCCATTAGCTTCAGCCCATTCAGAATGAGTACGTTTCGTTCCATCCTTACGTCTTTTAGCTTGAGGCATAGGAGCTGTAGGTTCAGCAAATAAAAAAACTAATTCAGTATTTTCAGGTAAATACTTTTTAATCCAGTTATATTTACTATACTCAGCATGATCCCAGAACCTACCTTTAGCTTCTAATAAGATCTTCTTACCTTCAATATCCCTAATAAAATCAGGGTGGTATTTATGCTCAACAATATAGTCAAGTGTTTCAGTATGAATAGTCCAATCTTTTAAGATAGTAGTATGTAGAAGGTATTCCCAATTAGAGTCATATCCTTCCACACTAGGTCTATCATTAGGTCTAGGTATTCTTTTTTTTCTGTAACCTTTTTTAAAAGCTACACCATTTCCTCTAGTTTTAGATCTAGATTTATTGTCTGTTTTGCTTTCATTAGTCGTTTTAATTTTTTCACCGCCCATTTTTGAGTATAGAAATTAGTCTTTCTTGTAGTGTTATCTACAAAGTAAGGATCTTTTGGTAAGTAATTAGCCAACATAGGATCATTAATATCTGTATCGTTATTAGTGTTTCTTACAATCCAGGCTTTTAATAAATAGTTGGCTGTTCTTCTTAGTTTCTTTGCTCTTTTACCATTCATATAGTTCTTCTACTTTAGGTTCTGATTTAACTGTTGTTAGATATAATGGGCCTTTAGCATAACTAAATACTCTAAGCCCTTTACCATCATTAGAATCTTTATAACAATCTCGTTTAAACTCACAATAAACGCAGTTCTTATTTAATTTCTCATTACCTTTCTTGCCTTCAGGTTCTGTAGGAAAACATTTATCAGGAGTTAACTCACCATCTAACCAATTCTTTACACTCTTAACCATCATAGGAATATCTGGTTTATCAAAACCATCTGGCTCATAAGTACAAAGCTCTCCGCTTTCTTTATCTATTACTAAGAAATAACTGTTATTAGTTTTCTCAGCATGTTCATAAGCTGATAGTTGAGGGATGTAGCCAAAAGGATCGTCTTCAGTAAGTAGACCTTTACTAAATTTATTAAAGGCGAATCTAGAAGCTGACTTTATATCTACAACTGTTCCATTAATTTTGCAATCTAAATGACCTTTAATGCCATCTATTTCAACTTCTTTTTGTTGATCAGTTACTTTATTGCCTGATAGTTTAACTAAAAATACAACCAGGCTTTCTAATATATGACCATAAAGAAACTTAAGATTAAGAGAAGGAGTAATAGGTTCGTTTTGATCTGGCTTTCTTTTCTCAAACCATAGCTTTCTAAGAGGCTTTCCAAGATTGGATACTCTTAATTGAAAACCTGTTTGTGGTCTAGGCTTACTCCAATCTCTTAAAGCTTGTTTTACTTCTTCTCCAAACTCTTCAATTAGTTCTTCTGATATATCTACCTTGCCTAGAGATATACTTTCTAAGGTTTTATTTATATCTTCAACTATATTATTCATTAGTGCGTTTCACTCCAATTAAGTCCCACCTTATATTCTCCATCAAGAGGACAGTTCAAGGATAACCTTACTCCTGATTCCCTAATTGCTTTAACTCCAAGATCTCCTACTTCTTCAGCATGATTCTTATATGCTTCTACTTGCCACTCATCATGAACATTAGCTACCACACTAGCATCCAAGTTTGATATTAAACTATTAAAACAAACTAGTGCTTCTTTCATTACTATTGATCCTGCACTTTGTAGTAATGTATTTAAAGCACTGTATTCATTTCTTATTATTAATGTCCTACCATCTAAGCCCTTAATTCTTCCTTTTGAAGCTTCTCTTTCAACTCTATTTCTAAGATGCTTGAATGATGGGAGATTAGCGATAAACGATTCTCTAAGTTTCTTACCAGTTCGTTTAGATCCTTTTGCCACAGATCCAAGCTTTTCATCTCCTGCTCCGTAGATGAGTGCATAGATGAAAGTTTTTGCCTGATCTCTAGATTCAAGTCCTGCAAGCTTTTGATTAGCGGTGTGTATGTCTCCATTAATGATTTCATTTGTATACTCCTTATCGTTCATATAATGAGCTAACATTCTTAACTCAAGTCCTGATGCGTCTATTCCTACTAACTTATAGTTCTTAGGGACTATCCAACATGCTCTACAATCTGAACCATATACAGAAGAGACACTAGGTACTTGGGCCATGTTTGGCCCTCTGTGTGTCATACGTCCTGTAATAGTTCCATTAGGATTAACATAACCTCTAACTCTATTATCTTGAGGATCTAATTCATCTAACCAACTTTTAATCTGAGCTATTCTTTTCTGAAGCATTAAGTAGTTTGCTAATAGATTAGCTTGTGGGATGCCTTCAATCTTAGAGAGAATACTCTCATCTACTTTTGGTTGGCCTGTAGGCGTAAACTCTAAGGGCTGCCACCCTAGATCTTGTAAGTAAACACCTATTTGTTTCCTAGAGCCTGGATTAAATTCTTCGATATTAAATCTAACAACCTTATTATTTTGTTTCATGGTTGCAAATTCATGATTAGATAATCGAACACCTCTTCCATCTTTGGTAGTACCAGTTTTAAGAAGAGTGCCTTTAGGATTGTACTTAGGAAATATTTCTATTACTTCTTTCTTAGCTTGAAAGTCTTTCTGAATATTATTTTTATTATCTTCTAGCTCAGAAGTTAGTTTAGAAAGTAGTTGCATACCATGTTCAAAATCAAATAAGAATCCATGATCTCTTTGATTATTTACTAGTACAGCAACATCATGCTCTAGTTCAATAGACTTAGAAGAAAAGTTCTTTCCTTCAGTTTTTAGATGCTGATAGATCCTGTAGTTAAGAGATACATCTCTCTCACAATACTCTAGCATCTTAATAGAGAAGATAGAGTATTCCTCAAAGTCTATCTTTGGGTATTTAAGTTTATATCCCCAAGCTTCAAGGCTATGCCCTTCTTCTCTAATGGGATTAAACAGTCTGGATAATACTAAAGTATCTACTAGCTTTTTATTATATAGATCAACACCAGTAAGTCTTTTAACTACTGGAATATCAAAGCCTAGAATATTGTGACCAATTAACTTGTCTGCTTCTTTTAGCATCTTGAGGCCTTCATGTATTTCTGAAGGCCCATAAGTAAATTGTTCTTCTGTATCAGTATCTAATAAAGATAAACACCATATTCTAGTAGCTTTGATATCGTCTGTTTCTATATCGAAAACATACGATTTCATAGCCTCCACCTATTTTAAAAAGGAATCTCTCCTGTATTATCTTCAAAGTCATCTTCATCTTCAGCTTTTATTTCAGATAAACGCCCTGAGTCTATATCGTATTGGAGGTGAGTAGCAATACCTACTTCACCTGTATACCTAGACTTAAGAACTCTAAGCCTAGTCTTTTGGGCTTCATCTTCATCTTGAGACTGTTGATTACGTTCTAATGCAATTACACAATCTGAGATCTGAGCTATACCACCTGATCCCCTGAGATGAGATAAGTTTACTTGTGCGCCATTCTCATGACCTTGATTACCTTCAAGCCTTCTAAGATGAGATACAAGTAATAGTCCTGCACCTGTTTTCTCTACTATCTTTCTTAGCTCAGTCATAATCTTATCTATGAGTGATCGCTCATTCTTATCATCAGATGCAGCCACAATCATCTGAAGGTGATCTACTACTATCCACTTACAGTTGCAACCCACTATCATATAGTTGATCTTAGATAAGATCTCATCAAAGTTACTGGCCCCAAAGTGAGCGTGTATCCATAACCTATCTTGATTATCACCGCCCAATACTTTGTTAGATAGCTCTATGTATTTATCTTTACCATAGGCTTCTCGTATATCATCAATGTATAATCTCTGATTAGCTTCGATAGATAAGATACCATCTGCAGTACGCTCCCAACTCTCCTCTAGTGCAACAATACCTATATTATCCTGAGTCTGAGTAAGTAAGTGATACTCTAGCTCTCTCACTACAGAAGACTTACCTAAACCAGTACCACCTGTAAAGGTAACTAACTCTCCTTGCCTAAGACCAATAAGCTTCTTATTAAGTCCCTGCCAAGGATAGGGTACAGAGGGCTTCTGTTCCCTTGTACTAAGACTTGAGATCTTATTGGATAGGT